CTATAGCAGGCTCTTCAGAAGCGCTTTCCACATTGATAGGGACCAAACCATTGCTCAACTCTTGAACAGGGATACCCATATCATGGGCTTTAAACACAAAGTTCATAAGGTTTTCTTCATGGTCAACATCCCAAAGGACAAGGAGTGTTCCCTTTTTGCTCTTCAACGTAGTGAGTATTTCTAACCATGCATCACCACCAGTGACATCAAAAACCTTTGAGGCGTTATCCACAAGAGCCTGTGGAGCATTGCTCTTAACATAGGCAATGTACTCTGCTTCATTATCAATCATGAAGTCATACACACGGTCTTCGGAACTAGTTGCTCCCTTGCGTGGGTAAACGAGAAATACGTTATTCTCCACACCTATTTCGGAAAGACCATCTTCAATGATGTTCTCTCCACATTTTCCGCTTCCAATGATTCCGTAATGCGCCATTTTGTATTCCTAACGTGTTGCTTTGCGTTGTGCCCAGTCTCCTAAAAGTGTTAGCAACCTGAGCAGACCATGTACTGTACCAGCAATTGTTGCAATCACCAAGCCACTTAGGGGAACATTGGGAACTTCCAGGAGAAGTGTAGACACATAGCCCAAAAGGACACCAAAAACAATCTTTACCCAGGGCATTGCTTCTTTAGGGGTAAGTACATCCAGTATTTGTAACATTTTGTAGACTGCTAGTCCAGCAATTATATAATTCATCTTTTACTTTCCGCTGTAGTAATCCCATTCTAGGGTGTAATCTTCCACCATAGTCACAGGAACAATGTATTGTCCAATGACTCGTTCGGTAGTTTTAATAGTACGTTCATGGTCCAAAAGGTAATAGGAATATGAATTGTTGGCACCACCACCGCTTGTATCCCAATAATAGTCAAACGTTCCTCCACCCAAAGTTCCCGTTTGGATAGGGACATATCCACCATCACGGGTGTTTCCTGAGAAATAATCACCGTCTGTTGCAGGCTCAAATAACCAATTACCAATTGTAATAGAACTATTAGGTGCCATTTCAAACACTAGAACTGGTACGGAACTTGCTGTTGCAGATGCTCCAGTTGTAGATGGTGTGTATTCTAAACTTGGGCGGTAGGACAAATTATTAAATGTGTACTTAGGGCTTGTGTACCATGAATCATCGGCAAATAAAGAAGCAGGCCAAGTTGTTGTAGTTTCCCATGTGGTTCTTACAGTGTTTGTAGATGTGTGTAAAGCAGAAAAAGAAGCACCAGATGTACTTGAGTAATCATAACTAGTTCCGTATGTTTCTGTACCAAGGTATGGAAAGGGAATCCGTGGGTAAACAAGCACGGTTCTGTTTGCATAAGAACCACTGGGCATTTGAATTTCAATACTGTTGTCTAAGTTTACAAGTCCTCCGCCTGCTGCTCCAACAGATGGGCTAGAGGTGCTAATAACATCTGAACCATACACAACAACACCCCAAGTAGCAGTTAAGTACCTTTGGGCGTAGACGGTGCTACCACCTTTGGTTACTGTGGCTGTTGTCGTTGTAATAGTAGTGTCTACAAATTCTGGGTCTGAAATAAAGTTAATTCGTTGTGCGTAGATATTAAAGACATGGGGTTTAGGAAGCGCACCGTCAAATTCATATTCAACACGACAACCTGTTAGTGCTGAAATGTAAGAACAGATATTTGAAATTGTTCCTTTTTGTTGACGAAGTGTTCCAATGTTGTTTAGTAACGCACGAACTTTGCTTGTACCTAAATCGTCAGTTGTTATTTCTAATCCAACTTCTTTAGCAAGTTGTTGTAGTGCTGGTGTTACTGCTAACTCAGGGTCGTTAGATAGAGCAACACTTTCAATAAGTGTTCGTGTGCGGTCTATTTCATTACCAAACAATTCAAGAAAAGCATACAAAGGTGTATAACCATTTGTAAGGTCTGGTTGAGCATAATCAAGAGTTTTGTAGTATTCAGGAATATGTTGCCATAATGATTCAACAGAACCATAAGTAATAGGTATTTGAATATATAGAGTTGCTACACGTTCGTACCAGTAGTCTGTGGTACTGCCATATTTTACAAACAAAGAATAATAAACCCAACGACCCTCTTGTACTACAGGAATATCATCATAGATGTTAGTTGCAGTTGTAGCCGTAATAATTTGCACAAGACTACCATCACGGATAGTTGTAGGCTCCCCACTAAATGATGAAACAATACGAAGTTCTGTTGGTGCAACTCCTGCACTTACAACTTCAACAAGGGTTTCTGCTAAGGTCCAGGAAAGACGCACAGTACCTTGGTTAATTACATTAGCAGTAAAAGTGTTTGTACCTGTTGTAAAAGTAGAGATAATATTTTCAATAGAAATGCCGTCGGAACGTATTGCATTATCTGTCCCATTATCTTTACGAAGGTTTGAACCAGCGCTAGTTTTACGAAGTGTAAAAGATGTATAAGCCATATTTAAACAAACGTTCCTGTGATACCACCAACAGTTGTTAACGTAACAAGACCTTTTCTAAATAACGTATTGCTAGCCGCCGTTATAGTTGTTGATACTGTTCCAGATTCATTATTATTAAAAGCAGTAATAATTACATAATCAACACCTTGAACACTTTGTATTGCTTTGTAAAAAGCACCAATTGATAATGTTTGCCCAAACAACACGTTGTCAAACAAAAAGAAAGTGTCAATAGCATCTGAAACTGCGGAAGCCACTGAATAAGTAACTGCATTATCCTCAATATAAACAGTTGCAGAAACTTTTACAGCATCTAATGGAACGCTATTAGCAGCACCAACACTAGCACCAACTAATGTTCGTGGTTCAAAGTATTCAATAATTCCATCTTTTATAAAATTTGGAACAGTAATTGAATTACTTGTAGTTGTTAAGTAATCAGATTGAAAAGGAAGACCATAAACTAAAATTTCTGTAGGAGCAGAACTACCAGCAACAATTTCAGATGTTGCTTTAACTACTTGAGGAACTCTTAACGCTAAGTCTTTAAAATCTTGAATAGATACCGCACGGTTTTGAGTTCGGAACATTAAAGGTATGTTTGTTTTCATTGATTCTAATGATTCAGAATCTGTACCACCTGTAGCAACTGATGATGACAAGATAGAAACTGTATTAATATTAGAACCAGCGTCAAATGCTGTAATTCGTCCTGAAGAAATGTTCCCAACAGAACCCTGACCATAACGGTATGAAACTACTATTTCAGCACGGTTGTTAGGGATTTTTCCGTTAACGCCATTTCCAAAAACAACTTGAGCAATACCATCAGCAGCGATTTCAATTCCAAAAACTTTACTGCTTGAAGTACTTAACGTTACATCTGCTGTATAAAAGTATTGAACGTTACTTGGAACCCCACCAGAACTAGGACCTTCAGCAACATAAAGAATAATGCTGGAAGGGATTACCCCTGTGTACCGTAGGTTAAAACGTTGTCCAGCAGTACCGTTGCTGTATGTGTTACGGGTTACTGCCTGTATAGGCGATTCGCTATCTACGTACTTACCTTCAGCAACTTCAACAACTACAGAAGAAACAGAAGGACCCATACTTGCAGATGCAGTAGTTGTATAATAAACCAAAGGTTCATTGTCCGTTGCAGCAGCAACAAATCCAGTATTTTGTGGAATTATGATTGTGTCTGAATGGTTAAGAGTGTTAGCAGATAAAGACACAGAACCAATTGCAGACGTTTGATAAGCAGGGCGATAATCAAATAAGTTTGCTAAAGCCAAAACACTAGAGGAGTTTACTGCTGTTCCAAGATATGTTTCAGCAGCAGCACGGTCTACGTAATAATGAAGAATATCTCCAAGGTATGCCCAGAGGTCTACTAAGACCATTCCAAAATCAGACGAATTGCGGTTAGACCATTCAGGAACAAGTGCTGATGCACGGTCTAAAATATCTTGGCGAATAGACAGGTAATCCCTGCTTGTATAATCAAAACTAGGCATGTTACGCCCCTCCGAACGTTATGTTTGTATTATTTATGTTAAAAGTCATTACTGAACTATCAAATGGCGGTATTACATATTTTATAGCAATTGAAACAGTTGTAGCAGTGTTTTCTAGATATAAAGCATCTGACGGAACGCCAATTTGAACGTCAGTTACTTTTCCAAACGGTAACTTTTCGTTTAAATCGTTTATAATATCCATGCGATATTCATCGTAAATTAGTTGGTCTGCTTCTTCAAATAAAAGACTTCTTATGTTTGCTCCATAATTAGGAACCATTACACGTTCTCCTGGAGACGTAGTAAGTATGTCCATTATGTTTTGTTTCATGACAGAGTCAATATCTGAAACAGTTGATACTCCACCAGTGTCAGATGTAAAAGAAAATGGAATTGCTATAGATTTCATTATTTAAAGCCTACTAGTTATAGACATGGGTATAGTCTTTAGAGGAAACCCATGCATTTCCAATAAGGGCAGGTTCTGGTGGTTCTACATATGTGGCTGTTACCTGTTTTGCTAAAGCAGTGGTTCCAAGACCATCTCTTGCTACTTCTAAATAGGTACGCATATACGATTGTGTTATTTCGTGGCGTACAGACATGACATACCAAAAACCATCAAATTCAGTATTGTATTCATTAATACTTACAATTCCGCCAGGTTTAATACTTGGGTCAGATACCACCTCTAAACTAGCCCTCATTGGGAATTTCTTCCTTAATGCCCCAGTAACTAAACGTGTAGCCGTATCAAAAGAATCAGCATTTACAGTAAGCACATTATCAAATTGAGATTTTAATCCTGTTGCTAAACCAGATGACTCAAAGTTGTCACTATTTGTAACAGACAGCAACTGTCCAGATTTGTCCAACATATGGATAGTGTCAGCAGAACGAGCACCGTCAGTAGTTACAGCACCTATGCGTCCTTCAAATTTAAGTATTTGACCTGGCTGTGGGCTTGCATCTCCCTTACTTCCACGCATTGTTAAAAGCATGCTGTAAGAAACATTTTGGTACAAAGCGCTATAAGGGTCCCAAATTCTAATGTGTGTACCATCCATAAGTACAGAGTAACCAAGAAGTTCTGATGCCTTAGTTAAGAACTTCCAATCTGATTGACCATATTGTACAAGTCGTGGAAACTTATAAGAGTTATTTGGGACAGACACAGAAAACTTGTATTTATTAGCAATTTGTTTTGCAATGTCAGAAATAGTTAAGTTTTCCCAAATACGAGAATAAGTTGATTTCATGGTATAACTAGAACCAAAACAATAAACACGTGTAGTTTGAAATGGACTTTTGTTTACAATTCCATCATGTGTATTAGCAATCGGTTCCACAAATGTTATATACCCATAGAAATTGAATATATCTTTACCAGTTAATTCAATACTAAATTTAATTGGAACATCAAGGTACTCGTGTATCAACTCCGTGTTCATACCAGCAAAATCAAGAATAGCAAGGTTGTGCATATTTTCTTTTTCTTCAACGGTAATTTGTTGCAAGGTCATGTAATTAACAGGAACGTTGTCAATAAATACTTCTACGTTTGGAGATAATTGAGATGCACTTTTAAAAATCATTTAAATGGAACCTTAATGACTGTCCCTTGTGTTATAAAGTCAGGGAAACCCAAAGACTTATTAAGGTCTGCAATTTTCCAATACAAAGTTGGGTCTTTTAAATGGTCTGCCGCAATTGATGAAAATGTTTCATATTGTTTTGTAACAATAGAAAAGTAAGAATCAATTGTATATGATTTACCCGTTGCAATTACTTTAGTATCTTCATTTCGTGTTTCAGTAGTTTCTGAATAACGAGAACCTTTGATAATCATTATCTGTCTTTCCAACCAGTTGTAGTGGTATTGCTTAAAATAGTAAATTTTAAACCACCATTATCAACTTCTTCCCAAGAAATTCCAGTGCCTGGACTTGATGCTTTGGTTTTAGTAATAAAAATACTGGCAGAAAGAGTAGTAGTGCCCGTGTACGGAGTACCATCTGCCTGTGTAATGGTATAACTAATATTATGTTGAATAGACATTTTTACAATGTTTTTAACATCTTTAAATAATGGCATACCGCTTTGGTTTCCATTATCAGACAAACTAACACCCCACCTGTTAAATCGTGGTGGTTCATTATTTTTTGTTTTATTTGCATTTTCTACAATTTTAGCGTTTGTAACTTCGTCACCCATAGCACCACCACTAGTACTAAAAGTTTTATATGCAATAGGGCCTTGTACTAACCTTTGAACAAGAGTTACTTTATCTGGAAGATATTCATCTAAAGAAACAGATGAATCAAGTGCCCATGTAAATTCACCTTTTGTTACCTTTTGACTAAGCGTTTCAGCAACACGAGAAGTAACTTCTGGAATACCAAAACCACTGGAGCCTTTAAATTCTATATCTGTTCCAAAATCATTAGAACTACGGTAATTATTCCAAAATTCGTGAAAAGAATCAAAGTTATGG